GCGTGTCCCAGGTGCCCCCACGAAGGACGCGAGAGCGGGCTACGCGCTCCTCCTCGGCAAGCGCGGCCTTGGTCTTCCGCGGTGCCCTCGGCGCGGCAGGTGTGGCCTTGGCCGCCTTTGCGGCACCAGAGAACGTGCGCTCCACAGCGGCATCCCTCCGACTGCTAGCGGCAACCTTCGATGCCACCGTCGAAAGACTGCCACGCTTGCCGTCGCCATGCCCGCGCTCGGCGTCGAGCGCGCCAGCGAGAGCGGCCCCGACCTTGATGAATCGGCCGTTCGGGCCACGCCAGCGGCCCTGGTTGTCCTGAAACGGGCCAGACCTCACGAGGGCCTCCCAATGTTGTGGCCGAGGTTGATCCGTTCCCGCTCCGGCTTGCGCATGATGCCGAGGTGCTCACTTGCTGCGATGTGGGCGCGGATGCGGGCCTGCCACTGGGCGGCTTTCGCCTTCGCCCGCAGCGCTGCCGCCTTATCGAGCGCGCCCGCCTCACGGAGCCGCCACGCGCGTACGCCGCGCTCAAGGTAGCGAAGCTGCTGCCGGGCAGCGTCGCCTTCGGGGTCGGCTGTGTCCTGCGGGATCCGCGTCACCCCGGGCAGATAGATGCTCAGGCTGTGGCGGCAGTTCGGATGGAACAGCCCAGCGGCAGTGGCTTCGGCGACCGTCCCGGCGATGTGGACGGTAAACGCCGTGCCCTTGGTGGCGTGTCGCCGTTCGACCGGCCCGGACGGGCCGCCGGTGATGGCCAGGACCTTGCCTTCCCACGGGCGGCACAGCTCGCATTCTTGCGGCGCGTTGCTGACGATGACGAGGTCGCGGCCGTTGTCGGTGAGGCGGTCGAGGTGGCCGTTGATCGCCGCATGGGCGACCGCCGTGCGGGTGGCCATCTCCACATAGGACGCCAGGGTCCAGCGGCGGCCACGAGTATCAGTGAAGCCGGTCACGCCGTCGGTCACAAGCCGGTCCAGCGCCGCCTGGGTGGCCTGGCGCCGCGTCGCGGTACCGAGGAGCGTCTGGGCCGACCCGGCTGCGACAGCAGCCCGGTAGGTGTCTTCCGCCCAGCGCAGGATCGGCACGTGCGTAGCGGCGATCCTGGTCGTCAGCTCGGCCGCCAACCGCTGCACGGCAGCGAGGCCGGGGAACGCATCCGTCAGCCGGGTCAGCTCGCCGGCCAATGCTGCGTTGCGGGCGGCGAGGAGAGCGGTGATCTGCGGCCCGGGTTCGATCTCGGCGGTGGCGACCCATTCCGGGAGCGTGTTCTGCGCGGCTGCGAGCGCCCGAAGTGCTTCGGTGCCGCCTGCCGCGTACGCGGCGAGGATCGTCCTGGTGACCTCGCCGCGGGTGTCGCGGCCCAGCCTGAGCAGCAGTGTGCGGATCCACTGCCGCAGCGTCGCCAGGGCGGCGAGCTTCTCGTCTGCCCACTGTGGCCGGTCCATGCCGGCGGCGAGTTGGTGGGCGATCTGTTCGACGAGGCGCCGTTCGGCGTCGGCGTACATCGCGGCGAGGGTCTGCGCGAGCTGTTCGGCGGTGGTGCGGGAGACGCCGGGTAGCGGGTCGGGTTGCATCGCTCACCTACCCGCTGTAGCTGCCCGCCTTCGCCTTGCCGTTCACCGCGGCGTCTTTGCCGGGCGGCTTGTCGCCGGGGTTGTCGCCCATCCCGGGCGGCCCGAAGGTGGCGGTGGGGTCGGCGAGCGCGTTCGCGGAGTCGATCAGGTCGACCTCCTCGGCGATCATGTCGTCGTCCCAGTCCGGGTGGAGCATGCGGACCTTCGTCTCCGTCGACACCGCCCGGGCGGCTTCGAGGGCCTGGAGCGTCTGGGCCTGCGACAGCGGATCCTGCGACACGGTGTCACCGAACTGGACGGACGGCAGCTCCGGCTTCACACCCGACTCGAACAGGGCGGCGTCGATCTCCAGGAGCGTCTGGACGATCTCGGCGAGCGCCGGACGCCAGTAGCAGATCTTGCGGTCGCGGGTGATGAACGACCTGCGCTCCTTCGCGGCGACCTCCGTCGCGGTGACGGCGACCGTGTCGGTGAGGCCGAACGTCTGCGCGCTGTAGCCGGCACCGGACACGATCCGGGTCAGCAGCTCCGTAGCCGTCGCCTGATGCTCGGCGATGCGGATGTTGAACTGGACCTGCTCGATCGTCATGCCGGAGTCGGCGTTGCCCATGACGCCGCCGACACCCTCGTACAGCTTGCGTTCCCCGTCGAACCCGGCACCGTCACCGGTGCCGAACGACATCAGGTAGGTGGCGGGGACGACCAGGCGGGCCTTGCCCAGCTCGACATCGCGCATCAGCGAGCTGTACGTCTCATCGAGGGCGTCCATGATCTGCTCGGTGCCGGAGTAGTCCGACCGGCCTAGGTAGGCGGCCTGCGGCTGGTTCCGCCAGATCCGGTTCGGGCGCATGTTCGGCACGTACACGGCCGTCAGCCGCTTCGTCTTCGTGTCGATCTTCGCCTGGGTGATGCCCTTGGTCTCCGGGAAGTCCTTCAGGCCGACCGGGGTGCCGAGGGTTTCGTCGTCGCCGCGGTAGACCGCGTGCGAGATCAGGCCCGGCTCGTGGCGTTCGAGATGCCGGATCACGTCGCGGCTGTCGCCGGAGTCGAGGATCCGCCAGAACGTCACCGCCGACAGCCGCCCCCACTGCCACTCCGGTACCGCAGCGTCCGGATGCACGGCGGAGATCCACGGCCGGTCGCTGGTGTTGGTGTCCCACACGATCCGCAGATACACGCCGCCGAGCGCAGCGGCGATCTCAGCGCCTTCGAGGAGCGAGGCGTGGACACCGTCGTCGACAAGCTCGTCGATGCGCTTCTGTGTCTCGGCGTTCTCGACGGTGAGCGTCGGCGGCTCGCTGAACAGCAGGTCGGCGCTCGCGGAGGCGATGTCCCCGGCGATCGGCACGTGCAGCTTCGTGCGCTGTTCGGTGCCGCCAGCCAGCGGGCGGGTGCCCCAGAACCAGCGCTGGAGCGTACGCCCGACAGCAGCCCGCCAGCCGCCTCGCTCGGAGGCGAAGAAGCCGGTGGTGTCGTTGGCGACGGCCCCGCCGTAGACGGCCGACAGCATGTCGGGGTCACCGGAGTACCAGGCGGACCATGAGGCGATCTTCGCGTTGACGGCTTCGAGGTTCTTCGGCGGCCAGGGCTCGTTGTAGCCCGAGGGCAGCGGCATGGTTGCTCTCCTCAGGCGGCGAGTGCGAACGCGGGGCGGATCGCCGGTGTCCACAGCTGCGAGGTGGTGTGGACGGCGTACCGGCCGGCGTCGAGGCTGTGGTCGTCGAGCTTGACGGGGGCGTCTTCGCCCAGCAGGGCCTTGTCGGGGTCCCAGCTGTAGCCGGGCGCTTCCTCGATCCAGCCGGCGCACGAGCGGTGGACCTTGAGCCGGTCGGTGGCGAGCAGCGACGAGACGGTCCGGATGCCGTCCATGACGTTGTTGTTCGCGCCGTGGGTGACGAGCCCGTCGTTGGTGAGCTGGACCCGGAACTGGAGTTCGGCCGGATCGACGATGATCATGTCGGGGCGTACGCCATGGAGGCTGGTGCCGGGGACCGGGATGTTCGCCAGCCATGTGCGCATCGCCCGCGAGTACTCGACCGCCGACAGCTGCCGCATCGCCTTCTTCGAGTCGTGCCGGTACTCCGCACCGAGGTACAGGTTGCGGTCGGTGCCGAGGCCCAGCAGCAGGGCGGCAAACGGCGCGTTGGTGCCGTAGTCGATGCCCAGCGCGATCCAGCGCTGCATCAGCGGCAGGACGTCAACGACGTGGCGGTCCTCGTCCCACATGTCGTAGATCGCGCCTTCGGCCATGACCCACAGGCCGAGGATGTAGCGCTTGTACCACATGCCGACGTTTTCGAGCTTCGCGTTGGCGACGTACTCCGGATCAAGGTGCGGATTGTCGTCCAATGTGGAATGCCAGGTGCGCAGGTTCAGCTCACCGGCCCGCAGGAGGTACTTCTTGCGGAGCCAGTGCATCGGGTTGTCGGGGTTCGTCGTCCCGAACAGCTGCGCGCCCTTGACCGACAGCCGGTAAAGCACCTGGGCGTAGAACGCCTCAGGGACGGTCGTCAGCTCGTCGCCGTACGCCAGGCACAGCGTCATACCGCGGACCTTGGGCTCAGCCTTCG